CAGCAAACACTGCACAGATAGATTTTACAAACAGCAACGCCGGTCTTACAGGTAATGGTAAGACCTTCTACAACGTTAGCTTCACAAACGTGGGCGCAGGCACCGTCACCATCAACGGAGTTAACAGCTTCAACAACCTGTCCTTCACCGGCATCACCTCTGCTGGTCTGAAAATCATCAGCGTCACAGCCAACCAGACCATCACCGGCACCTTCACCTGCTCAGCAGGCACCAACGCCACGATGCGTCACTTCGTTCGCTCCAATACGCTCGGCACCACGCGCACGATGACCTGCGCTGCCGTTTCCCTGACGGACGTTGACTTCAGAGACATCACCATAGCCGGTGCAGCAGCGCCAGCAACAGGCACGCGCCTGGGAGACTGCAAGGGCAACAGCGGCATTACGTTCACGGCTGCGGCAAACAAGTATTGGAACCTTGCTGCTGGCGGCAACTGGGGCGGTGCTATTGGTTGGGCTACAGGCAGCGGCGGCACGCCCGCGATCAACAACTTCCCATTGGCGCAAGACACATGCTTCTTTGAAGCTACGGGATTGAACAGCGGCGCTACCGTCACCATCAACGCAGCCTACAACATCGGCACCATCGATATGTCGGCGCGAACGGCCAACACGATGACGTTGTCAAACTCTAGTAACAATATTAGCATTTACGGCAACTGGATTAATGGAACCGGAACAGGCATAACAGGATCTGGCAGTTTAAATTTTGTTGGCAGAACAACACAAACAATCACTAGTGCAGGTAAAACCTTTACGCAAAATAATTTTATAGAGAGTCCTAGTGGCTCCGTAACTCTACAAGATGCGTATACAAGCAGTAGTAATGGTGCTAATGCTATTAGCTTAACATCAGGAACATTTGACGCAAATGGGTATAACGTAACTTTTACAAATGGAGGTGGTGTTACTGTATCTGGAATATTGACCAAGTCTATTGCTGTTGGTTCTGGTACGTGGTTGGTATCGGGGATCACCGCATGGAATTTAAGCGGGCCTACAAACACTACCGTCACCGGCACTGGCACCATAAGTCTCACCTCCGCATCAGCTAAGACCTTTGAAGGTGGTAACGTCTCCTACACCAACATCACCCTCAACCAAGGCGGCGCAGGCACGCTCACCATCAGCGGCAACAACACCTTCGCCAACATCACCAACACCTACAAAGCTACTGGTGCCACTACCATCAACTTCGGCACCACAACGCAGACGGTGGGCAACTTCACCGCTGCTGGTGAAGCAGGGCGTCTTTTGACGCTGACAGGCTCTTCTGCGTCTTCTCCATGCACACTCGTCCATTCCGGCACAGGTACGGCAGCTAACGTGGACTACCTCGTCATTACAGGCGTGCGAGCGTACTGATGAGCAACTGGTACGCAGGTAATAACTCAACGAACAACGGTTCGTTCGGGTGGATATTTGCGTCCGGTGGGGGGACGGCGTACACCATCAACGCAGAGTCTGGCGCATACGCCATCACGGGCCAAGACGCCACGCTGTCGATCCCCAAGTCCATCAACGCAGAGTCTGGCTCCTACGCCATCACGGGCCAAGCGGCCACGCTGAGTCGCGGCCAACAGATCAACGCCGAAGCAGGCGCCTACGCCATCACGGGCCAAGCGGCGACGCTTCTTGCAGCCAGATCAGTCAACGCCGAGTCCGCTGCCTACGCCATCGACGGGCAAGCCGCCACCCTGGCGATCTCCAGGACTGTCAACGCTGCGGCGGGCTCCTACGCGGTCACGGGCCAAGCGGCAGCGCTCCTGGCTACGCGCACGGCGAGTGCCGATGCGGGGCTGTACGCCATCGCGGGGCAGGCCGCTGCCCTTTTCGCAGAGAAGGTGATCAACGCCGAGGCGGGCTCATACGCCATCTCGGGCCAGGATGCAAGCCTTTTTGCAGCCAGACAGATCTCTTCCGACGCCGGAACGTATATCATCACGGGGCAGGCCGCGACGCTGGACTACGTGCGCGCGCTTTCCGCAGGAGCCGGGTCGTATCTCATCAACGGACAGGACGCAACGCTGATCAGAGCCACGCTGTTCCCTGCGCCTTCTGATGTCCGCGCAGGCGTGATCTACGGCCCTGGCGGTATCTACGTCGGCACGATGGCCCCCGGCGCTCTCTTTGTGTTTGATGACTGAGGTCAACATGGCAAAAACCCCTGCATGGCAACGCAAAGAGGGCAAGTCTGAGTCCGGTGGACTCAACGCCAAAGGCCGCGCCAGCTACAACAAAGCCAACCCCGGAAAGCCTGGGTTGAAGGCACCGCAACCGGAAGGTGGCCCCCGTCGTGACTCCTTTTGCGCCAGGATGAAAGGGATGAAGGCAAAGTTGACGTCAGAAAAGACGGCAAAGGATCCGAACTCCCGTATCAACAAAAGCCTGAGGGCCTGGAATTGTTGACATGGAAGCGACGTTCATTTGGAATACCGTCTTGACGTTGCTGATCGGCGTTGTGGGGTTCTTCATGTCAGCCAAGTTCAAAGAACTCGACCGTATCAGCATTCTGCTCAACAGAACGCGAGAGGAAGTGGCCCGGGATCACATCACCCGCTCAGAGTTCCGTCAGGACATGAAAGAACTGCTGGAGAGGTTTGACAGGATTGAGTCGAAGATCGACAATCTACGAAGCAAGCCCCATGCCGTATAGTTCTCCCAAGCAAGAGCGGCTCATGCGGGCCGTCGCGCACAGCCCAGGCTTCGCCAAGAAGGTGGGCATCCCCCAGGCCGTTGGCCTGACGTTCGAAGCCCATAAGGCCGAAGGAGGCCCCGTGAAAGAATCTCCCAAGATGGTCAAGAAGGAACTCGCCTTCATGAAGGCTAAGGGTGCGCCCAAGGCCATGATCAAGCACGAGAAGGAAGAAGCCAAGGGCAAGCCCAAGGGCAAGCCGTTTGCCAAGGGTGGCGCGGCGAAGAAGATGGCATACGGCGGCAAAGCCTGCTGAGGAGAGAAAGATGGCGACGCAAAATCCCACGAAGGCTCCGGCCCCGGCGCCGGCAATTCCGGCTGCAGTGCGCATGGCGATGGAGTCGGCGGCGAAGCAGAAGGCCAGCGATGCGGCGGAGAAGCACTTCCCCAAGAACATCGATCCGGAAGGCATGCTACCGCCCAAGAAGAAGGCGATGGGCGGCATGACCAAAAAGTACGCCGATGGCGGCTCTGTGCGCGGCGCAGGCGTCGCCCAACGCGGCGTCAAGCAGTGCAAGATGGTGTGACATGGCTACCGATGACGACGTCGAACACGAAGAGCGTGTAAGGCGCGGGGCTGCACGCCACCGCGCCGAGCAGGCGTTCTTGGACGCGCGCGACGAAGCTGATCGGCTTGCCGAGACGGGCAGGCAGTACAAAGACAAAGAGCGCGAGATCCAAGCAAAGATGACGCTCGACAGGATGCGGCGCCCCACGCCGTCTTACCGCTCCTCCTACACCGGCCCCGTGCGCAACCGTCAAATTATTGACGGTAAAGCGATTGTCAGCCGGGAAGAGCTTGCGGACTTCCAGAAGCGCTTTGGCGCGAACAAGACGCTGCGCGATCTGCTGAACGCAGACAAGACGGGGAAACTGCCCACGCCAGCGGCGCGGGGTAGCGCTACTGACACGCGTGCTCGCGGTGTTCAGGGAGCGAACATTCTTCCCAGGACGGAAGAGAACTACCCCGCTTGGCGGGATATGCAGCTTGGCAACCTGCAGTACTCACCCCGGGAAGTGGAGCGCAACACCCAGATCATGCGGGACGAAGAGAAGTACCGCAAGGGCGGCAAGGTCAAGGCCTACGCCAAGGGCGGCAGCGTCAAGGGCTCGGGCTGTGAACAGCGCGGCCTGAGGAAGTGCAAGGTGTACTGATGCGAGCCTCACGCGGCATGGGCTGCATCCGCCCGGAACTCAAGAAGCCCAAGGCATACGCCAAGGGCGGGGAGAGCCGCGTGAACGAGGCGGGCAACTACACCAAGCCTGGGATGCGCAAGAGTCTCTTTGAGAAGATCAAGGGGCAGGCTACGCAAGGTACGGCGGCAGGCCAGTGGAGTGCCCGCAAGGCGCAGCTTCTGGCGAAGCAGTACAAGTCCAAGGGCGGCGGGTATCGTGACTAAGGCCCCGCAGCAGTCCCTGAAGGACTGGACCGATCAGAAATGGCGGACCAAGTCAGGGAAGCCGTCTTCAAAGACGGGGGAGCGGTATCTGCCCGAGGCTGCGATCAACGCTCTGTCTCCCGCTGAGTACGCGGCCACGACCCGGGCGAAGCGGGCGGGCAAGGCCAAGGGCCAGCAGTTCGTCAAGCAACCGCCGAAGGTGGCATCGAAGACAGCGAGATTTAGATGACCACATCAGGGACCACCACCTTCAACCTCGACCTCAACGACGCGGTCGAGGAGGCGTTTGAACGCTGCGGGGCGGAGCTTCGCACGGGCTACGACCTGCGCACTGCGCGGCGGTCCCTGAACCTGCTGTTCGCAGACTGGGCGAACCGTGGCATCAACATGTGGACCTTCAACCAGGGCATGATCCCCTTGGTGCAGGGCACGAACACCTACACGCTCCCGTCTGACACCGTCGATCTCCTTGAGCATGTCATCCGCACCGGTGCGGGCAACGTCTCGACCCAGGTCGATCTGACCATCACGCGCATCAGCGTCAGCACGTACTCTTCCATCCCGAACAAGCTGCAACAGGCTCGTCCGATCCAGGTGCTGGTCAACCGGAACTCCAACGCGACGTACCCGGCGGCGAGCAGCTACTCCCCGGGCGCAACGGCAGCGCCCAGCATCACCGTGTGGCCCACGCCTGACCAGACGGGCGTCTACCAGTTCGTCTATTGGTACTTGCGGCGCATCCAAGATGCGGGTGCTGGTGGGGAAGCCACGCAGGACATCCCCTTTCGCTTCATCCCTTGCTTGGTCTCTGGTCTGGCGTACTACCTCGCCATGAAGCTCCCGGGTGGCATGGAGCGTCTCCAGATCCTGAAGGCGCAGTACGACGAAGACTGGGACCGGGCATCGAGCGAAGACCGTGAGAAGGCTGCGGTACGGTTCGTACCCCGGCAGATGTTCATCAGCTAATCATGGCCAACAGGTTTGCAAACGGCGCAAAAGCGTTCGGGTTCTGCGACGTCTGTGGATTCCGTTTCGACCTGAAGAAGCTCAAGAACCTCGTCGTCAAGACCAAGCAGACGCAGATCAAGGCGTGCCCTCAGTGCTGGACTCCGGACCAGCCGCAGTTGCAGTTGGGCATGTACCCTGTGGCCGACCCCCAGGCCATTCGTGACCCCCGTCCGGACACAAATACGTGGTATCAGTCCGGTACGAACGGCCTCCAAACTGACACGGTGTCGGGCACCGGCCCGGACCAAGAGGGCTACCCTGGCGAGGGCATGTTGGTCATCCAGTGGGGTTGGAACCCCATCGGTGGCGCCAGGGACTTTGATGCTGTACTCACGCCAAACACCTTGGTCGGCGTGGGTGAAGTTGGTACAGTAACGTTTACCTGACAAGGAGTCAACATGGACGCAATGAAGGCCCTCCGGGCACATGCCAAGAAGCCCGCCAGTGTGGCGCATGGTCCCGGCGCCAAGCTCGCCAAGGGTGGCGTGACCACCGAGATGTCCCAGAAGATGGGCCGCAACATGGCTCGTGTGGCGAACCAAGGCCCGGTCGGGCGCAAGGGGAAGTGACATGATGAAGGCCAAGCCTGTTCCGACTCCGGTCGTGAACGCTGACGCGCCTATGCCGCGCATGGTGGTGGGCAATATTGCCTCCGCTGCAACGCCCCCGGCCAAGACCTCGGGGATCAAGATCCGTGGAACCGGTGCAGCCACCAAGGGCACCATGGCCCGGGGGCCGATGGCGTAAGCTATGGACTACACCGCACTGAAGGTCGCCGTCGAGGACAGCACCGAGAACACGTTCTCGTCTGTTGACTTTGCCACGCTCACCAAGCTGGCAGAGCAGAAGATCTATCAGACGGTGCAGCTTCCGATCCTTCGGAAGGACGCGACCCTGGCGCTGACCAGCGGCGCCCAGAACGTCAACCTGCCGTCAGACTTCCTGGCGGCGTACAGCGTGGCTGTGTACTCGACGCTCTTGGGCGGTGGTGACCGTGCGTTCCTCCTGAACAAGGATGTGAACTTCATGCGGGAAAGCTATCCAAATCCCGCAACCACTGGCACGCCTCGGTACTACGCCCTGGACGGTACGTCAACTGCGTTGATCCAGAAGATCATCCTCGGCCCGACGCCTGGGGCGAACTTCAGCCTTGATCTGAACTACTTCTACCAGCCGCAGAGCATTGTCGCGGCGGGCAACACATGGCTTGGTGACAACTTTGACACCGTGCTGTTCAATGCTGTCATGGTGGAAGCTGCTCGGTTTATGAAGGCTGAGCAGGACATTGTTCAGTTGTACATCAGCCAGTTCAACGATTCGATCCTCCTGCTGAAGAACCTGGGCGACGGCAAGAACCGTACAGACGCCTACCGCAGCGGTCAAGTCAGAAACCCGGTGAAGTGACATGGCAATCCTCCAGGGAATGTGCTCCTCGTTCAAGCAGGAGTCTTGGCTAGGTATCCATGATCTGGACACCGACACGCTGAAGCTGGCGCTCTACACCGCATCAGCAGACCTCAGTCAAGCCACCACAGCGTACAGCGTTTCAACGCCCGGGCAAGTACCCCTTGGATCAGGATACACCACTGGTGGTGTGACGCTTACCAACGTCCAAGTCCTTCTCTCGGGGACCACCGCCTACGTCACGTTCGACAATCCGGTCTGGTCAGGCGCGTCTTTTACTTGCCGTGGCGGTTTGATCTACAACGCATCCCAGGCCGACCGCGCCATCGCTGTGTTGGACTTTGGTGCTGACAAGACGGCGTCGGGCACGTTCACAATCCAGATGCCCGCAGCAACTGCAACAACGGCGCTGCTGCGCTTTGCTTGAGGTAACCCATGCCTTCTTCATACACCAGCCTGCTGAAGTTCGAACTTCCTGTTCAGGGCGAACTGTCGGGCACCTGGGGCAACGTGGTCAACACGGCCATCACCACGCCCGTCTCTGAGGCCATCGCAGGGACGACCAGCATCACCGTTGGAGCCACAGACTACACCCTGACGAACGGGGATGGATCTACGTCCAACGAAGCGCGGCGTATGTTCATCACGGCCATCGGCTCGCCCGGTGCGGCGCGGAACGTGATCTGCCCTGCCACCAGCAAGCTTTACGTCTTCACCAACAGCACGTCAGGCGGCTTCGCTATGACGCTGAAGACCTCGGCAGGGTCTGGCATCGCCGTCCCCGCTGGGCAAAGCAGGCTGCTGTACTGCAACGGCACCGACGTTGTCGAGGCGGTGAACGGTTTCGGCAGCATCTCCCTGACCACCGCCCTGGCAGCGACCTCTGGCGGCACGGGGCAGTCCAGCTTCGCGGTTGGAGATCTTCTCTACGCCTCCAGCACCACTGCGATCAGCAAGCTGACGGTGGGCGCAACCAACGCTGTCCTGACGGTCGCTGCGGGCATTCCTTCGTGGGTGGCCACGCTTCCTGCTGTATCTGGCGGCACGGGGCTGTCGTCTCCCGGCACTGCGGGGAACGTGCTGAGTTCAAACGGAACGACATGGCAGAGTACGGCGCTTCCACAAGCAGTCCCCGCGAATTATCTCGGCCCAGGATCTCCTGCTGTAATTGGGGTTGTAAATCAAGCATCTTCTGCAGAAGTAAGGACAGGCACAGATGAACTTAAAGTAGTAACTCCGGCAAGCCTGCGTGGCGGGGCTCTGGTGCGCGGCACGGTGCAGAACAGCACCAGCGGTACGTCAATCGATTTCACCGGCATCCCGTCGTGGGCTAAGCGCGTCACGATCATGTTTAGCGCTGTAAGCATCAGTGGATCTTCATCGGTACTGATCCAGATTGGAGATTCTGGTGGTATCGAAACAACGGGCTATGACAGCTACGCCCTTTATAGCGTTTCTGCTGGGCAATTCATTTCATCCACCGCAGGGTTTGTTTTGGAGCCGACCGGTAGCGCTGGCCCCGCAATTTCTCGGTACGGGACGATAGTGTTGGTAAACGTCACAGGTAACGTTTGGGTATCGTCATCGGCGATATTTGGGGCATCTGGTGGCGTTGTATCTACCGGCGCTGGCGGGAAGACGCTTTCCGATGTGCTGGACCGCGTGCGTGTGACTACCGTCAACGGCACTGACACCTTCGACGCGGGTCAGATCAACATCCTGTACGAGTGACGGAGTCATCATGGCCTGGACCGACGTTCTCAAAGCAGTCATCCCCATCGTCGTCATGTGCCTCGCATGGCTGCTGGGGCAGGTCAACTCCTTCTCTGAACGTCTGACCAAGATCGAAGGGCACATGCCCGCCTTGATCACCAAGGAAGGGATTCCTACCGACAGCCCGCTTTCTGCCGAGCGCAGGGCCGCGTTGAAGGAGCAGTTGATGCTGCACATCAACGACCTCCAGGTCAAGGTCAAGCTCCTTGAGGAGCGCGAGAAGTTCGCAAAGGGATCCAAGTAATGCTGTCGCTTCTGTCTACCCTCGGTGGTCTGCTGATCAGCGGTCTCCCAAAGCTGCTGGAGTTCTTCCAGAACAAGAGCGACCAGAAGCACGAGATTGCCCTGGCGCGTCTTCAGACCGAGCGTGAACTCCAGCTTGCAGCCCAGGGATACGCCTCCCAGGCCAAGATGGAGGAGATCCGCGTCGAGCAGGTTGCGATGCAGACTGAGGCGCAGATGACCGAGGCTGCGCTCAGGCACGACGAGAAGGTATTGGAAAAGGCCAGCCGCTGGGTTGCCAACTACGTCGGCACCGTGAGGCCGACAGTCACCTATATTTTCATCATCGAGTTGGTGCTGATCAACGCTGCGCTGACGCTGTACGTCTGGAAGCATCCGGGTCTGATTCAGTCGGTGGACGACCTGATCCGTGTTACCGCGATCATCTTCAGCGAAGACGAAATGGCCATGCTGGGCGGGATCATTGGGTTCTGGTTCGGCAGCAGGCAGTGGAGCAAGAAGTGAAGCTCAGCCCCGAGGGCGCTGCGCTGATGCACAGGTACGAGGGCTACAGAACCCGGCCCTACTTGTGCCCTGCGCACATCTGGACCGTCGGGTACGGGCACGTCCTGTATCAGGACCAGATCCAACTGCCCATGGTTCGCAAAGAGGGCTACACTGGGTTCATCCGCATGAACTACCCGCTACGTCCGGAGCACAACTGTGTCTGGTCCAAGAAAGAGATCGATGCGCTTTTCGACGCTGACGTCGCTGCTTTTGAACGAGGTGTTCTTCGTCTGGTTCCCGGCTGTGCTGGTCATCAAGGGCGCTTCGACGCTCTGGTCTCTTTTGCGTACAACGCAGGGCTAGGGAATCTGCAGCGCAGTCAGATCCGCATGAAGGCCAACCGTGATGACATCGAGGGGGCCGCAGATGCGTTCATGCAGTGGACCAAGGCTGGCGGCAAGGAACTCCCTGGTCTTGTCAAGCGGCGCAGAGATGAGCGTGCGCTGTTTCTGAGGTAGACCATGCCACTGAAAAAGCTAGTACTGAAGCCCGGTGTAAACCGAGAGAACACTCGCTACACCAACGAGGGCGGCTGGTATGACTGCGACAAGGTCAGGTTCCGCTACGGCACCCCGGAGAAGATTGGCGGCTGGGCGCGTGTCTCGGTAAACACCTTCCTGGGCATCTGCCGCTCTCTGTGGCCCTGGGCCACGTTCTCCGGCGCAACGTACCTCGGGACCGGCACCAACCTCAAGTACTACATCGCGTTCGGCGGGGCGTACTACGACATCACGCCTCTTCGAACCACCACGACGCTTGGCACTGATCCGTTCACCGGCAACGGCACCACAACCGTTACCGTCAGTGCGCCTGCACACGGCTGCACCAGCAACGATTTCGTGACGTTCAGCGGCGTCACGGGCACGTATGCCGCGCTGCTCAACGGAGAGTTCCAACTCACGTACATCGACGCCAACAGCTACACCATCACCACGAGCAGCGCCATTCCTGCGGGCGCGACGGGCGGCACCACGGTGTCCGCTGCATATCAGATCGGTATCGGCGGAGAGATAGAAAGCCCAATTTCAGGCTGGGGTTCTGGTACGTGGGGCAGCGGCACCTGGGGCTCGGGGTCGGTTGGCTCGCAGCCGCTGCGGATCTGGAACCACCAGAACTTCGGGCAGAACCTGATCTACGGCCCCAAAGGGGGTCCGCTGTACTACTGGGATGCAACCGTAGCCAACCCGTTGACCACGCGGGGCGTGGCGCTGTCGGGCATTTCAGGGGCAACTGACGTACCGTCTTCCGTCAACCTGTTCATGGTGTCGGATGTGTCGCGCATCGTCATGGCGTTTGGGTGCCCTGACTACGGCAGCACGACGCTTGACCCCATGCTGATCCGGTGGTCTGACCAAGAGAGCGCGATCAATTGGTCTCCTTCGATCACTACCCAGGCGGGCAGCATTCGGCTGTCCCACGGCAGCTTGATCCAGGCCGCGCTTCAAGTCCGCCAGGAGATCTTGGTCTGGACAGATACGTCGCTGTACTCGATGCAGTACCTGACGGGCGAGCCGTGGTGGCAGGCGCAGCTTCTGGCCGACAACATCAGCATCCTCAGCGACCGGGCGTGCGCCGTTGCGGCGGGCGTTACCTACTGGATGGGTAACGAGAAGTTCTACATATACGACGGGCGCGTGCAAGCGCTCCCCTGCGACGTCCGGGAATACGTGTTCCGCGACTTCAACTACAGCCAGAAAGAGTTGATCTTTGCCAGCACCGTTGACCAGTTCAACGAGATCTGGTGGTTCTACTGCTCTGCTGACTCGACGGTCGTGAACAAGTACGTGGTGTACAACTACGCTGAAAGGGTCTGGTACTACGGCACGCTAACCCGCAGCGCGTGGGTTGATGCAGGCCTGATTGGGGACTACCCGGTGTCCGCAGGCACGAACACCTTGATCTACCAAGAGTTCGGTGTTGACAACAACGAGACGGGCACTGCGGTGCCCATCACTGCATACATCACGTCGGCGGAGTTCGACATAGACGACGGGCACAACTTTGGGTTTGTCTGGCGGGTCATTCCTGACATCACCTTCCGGGGCTCGACCGCTGCGGCGCCTCAAGCTACGCTGAGCCTGTTCCCGCTGCAAAACTCGGGCTCAGGCTACACGCGCGGTACGGTCCCTGTGAACAGCACAAGCGCGGACATGTCTGTGGCGGGAGAGAACGCCTACCCGATCATCCGCAGCGCTACGGTGCCTGTGGAGCAGTTCACGGGCCAAGTGAATATCCGGGTCCGTGGGCGACAGATGTCCATGAAGATTGCCTCTGAAAACCTGGGCGTCCAGTGGCAGCTAGGTGCGCCGCGTATCGACATCAGGCCGGATGGGCGCAAGTCGTGAGTATTTTCTACAGCATCGTCAAGCGGTTCACAGCACCTTCGCTGCCGAAACCGACACAGACGTATGATCAAAGGTACTTTGACGCGCTAGTCAACGTCCTGCGGCTGTACTTCAACCAACTTGACGACCTTCTGGGGCGCATCGTGGCAGTAACTTCGGCAACCGTCCCGGTATCAATCGGCGGCACCAACGTCGATGCGTTTGGCCGTCTTCGTACCAGCGCACCCTACACGCTCTTCGACAGCCAGAACCGCTACGCCGCAGACAATCAGTTTGACACAAACAGCACAGGTGCTATCAACTACCTGCCGAACGAAGCGTCGGTGAGTCTGGATGTGACAGGAACGCTAGGCGCGGAAACGGTGCGACAGTCTTTCCGATCCTTCCCTTATCAACCGGGCAAGGGTCTTTTGGTGTTGGCCACGTTCGTGATGAACGCCGCCAAGTCTGGGCTTCGCCAGCGCATAGGGTATTTCAACACACAAAACGGCGTGTTCTTCCAGCAGAACGACAGTGCATTAGCGTTTGTGCTTCGGTCCAACTCTATCCCCACCCCCGGTACGCCCAGTGATGCTCGCACAGTGACTCAGGCGAACTGGAACGGAGACAAGCTCGACGGCACCGGAGTGAGCGGATACACGCTCGACCCGACCAAGGCACAGATCCTGTGGATGGACTTCGAGTGGTTGGGTGTAGGTTCGGTGCGGTGTGGGTTCGTCATCAATGGTGAGTACATCGTCTGCCACACGTTCAACAATGCAAACGATATCGCCAGCGTTTACATGACGACGGCGATCCTGCCGGTGCGCTACGAGATCACAAACGTCACAGGCACGGGCAGTAGCTCATCGTTGAAACAGATCTGTTCCACGGTCATTTCCGAAGGTGGGTACGAGCAGTACTCCCCGGGCCATGTAGCAAGGCGCACCACAGCATTGGCTACGATTGGCACTACTTTCCTGCCGTTGGTGTCTATCAGGCTGTCTTCCTCGGCGCTGGGTGCAGTTGTCCTGCCGCAGCGTGTTCAGGTGCTGCCCACCACCAGTCAGAATTACGAAGTGGCACTGGTCAAGAACCCCACGCTTACTGGCGCTTCATGGACATCAGTCCCCACTGACTCCAACGTCCAGTACGACGTGTCGGCCACGGCGGTGACAGGCGGCTCCATCGTTCAAACGGACTACGTCACATCTAGCGGTAGCGGCGGCACAAACCCCCTAGCAGATCCTTCGGGGTACAACTGGGACTTGCAGCTTGGCACCTCCCTCGCGGGGACAAGCGATATCTACACCGTGCAGATCCGCACGGTCTCCGGGGCGACCACAGGCGATGCCGTGGGCTCGCTGTCGTTCTGGGACTTGACTCAGTGAGGTAGGACACATGGATCCAGGCGAAATTAGCGGGGCGATGGACGCTGCGGCGAATGCTGCTGATTCCGGTCCTGGTGGCTCTGACACGAGAAACGAAAACTGGTCAGACTATGCATCCGGGTACGGCCTAAATGACGCCATACCGGGTCTTGGTCCTTCGCAAACGGGGCCAATGCACTCCCCGGGGCTTAGCTATGCTACGCTCAATGTGCTCAATGATATCGGCCTCGGGAAGATGGGCATCCCAGGCTTCACCCAAAACGTAGAGCAAGCTCTCGCTGCACAGAACGTCCACAACGTCCTCAACTATGCCGCTCCCGCGCTTGCCAGTCTGGTTCCTGGCTACGGCACGGTGTCCGCGCTTGGCAAGGGCATTGCAAACATCCACGGCCTGATGACTGGCAGGCTGAGCGCTGAGGAAGTTGTGCCGGGGCTGGCTGCGGGATTGATCGGTGCGAGGACGGGGATTCCTTCCGGTATCCTCGAAGGCATCTTCACTGGAGACCTCGGCAAAACCGTAGGCTCCGGTGCGCAAGCAGGGCTTGGCGCTCTCGTAAGCGGCATCACGGGTAACCCATTGGCCGGTGCTCTGGCAAGCTCAACGCTTGGCCCCGCAGTCGGCAGGGCAGCGTCAGACGCTGTAGGCGGGTCGAAGTCTGGCGGTTTGGGCGCAGCCCTCGGTCTGTCTTCGGCACCGTCTCAGGGGTCATCTCCCACAGGCAACACCTACGGCGACGCAGGTGTCAACGCAGACGCCTATTCTGTCCTGGCAGCGATAGAACAGGCAGCGCAAGAACCCAAGCAGCCCGCGTGGTCCTCGCAGATGACTGCAGGACGCTACGGCCCCCTGATGGAATATGAGTTTGGAGCGTGATATGAGCGACGTAGATACCAGTTCATACGAATGGATGTTTGGGTCTCGAGACAATTGGAATACTTCAGTCTCTGACGCAGATGTAGAGGCGGCCATGGGCCACGACATCGGCGCCCCATCGTCGTATTTTCTTCCGTCGTCCGGAGCTAATGCTGATAGCAGTGGGCTCGCGGATCTCTTCAGCGCTGCCCTTGGCGGTGCCAAAACCCTCGGTACGTCTTTGCTGACGACGCCGCGTGGCATTGCGACGCTGCTGGCGATGATCTATGGTGCACGCAATACGAGACCTGACAGCGGGGGCATCAACCTGAACCTCTCCCCGTCCAAGGTCACACGCACCATCGTCCCGGGCAAGTACGGCCCCGTTGCGAAGACCTCGTTCGCCGCTGATGGTGGACTCATGCAGGCATACGCTGCCGGTGGCATGGTCACTGGTACGCCGCAACGCCCCCTGCCCATGGAGGACGGAGGCTTCGTCATGACGAAGAAGGCTGTAGACGGTGCAGGCGGGCCGCAGGGCCTCGCGCAAATGCTGCCTGGGGCCAAAATGATCCACGGCCCAGGTGATGGGTCTGGTCGAGATGACCGTGTCCATGCCAGAATCGGTAACACGACTCCGGCCAGGGTTTCCAGCGGCGAAGCCTACGTTCCGAAAGCAGTTGTGGATGAAGCAGGTGGGGCCAAGACGCTCTATGCCATGATGAACCGGCTTCAAAGGAGCGCATGATGAACACCAATGTGAGCCCAACTGGCACCGTCGCCCCCGGCTTTGAGGGCTATCTCACGGACATGCTCAACCGTTCGTGGGGGTTGGCGCAGCAGGAGTACACGCCCTACACCGGCCAGCGGTTTGCCTACGAGACGCCTGAAGGTGCACCGGGTTACTCCCCGCTGGAGCAGAAGGCATTCACCAGCTTGGGCGGTATCGGCTCGTATCAGCCGGGGCAGTTCAACACGGGCCTTGGTCCGGTCGGGTCCGTTCAGGACTACATGAACCCGTACCTGCAGAATGTCGTTGACATCCAGGCCCGGGAAGCTCGCAGGCAGGCCGACATCAGCCGCAACACCGAGCAGGCTCGCCTCGCCCAGGCCGGGGCCTACGGCGGCAGCAGGCAGGCCATCATGGAAGCCGAGCGTCAGCGCAACCTGGGGACCCAGATCGGGGACATCCAGGCCAAGGGCCTCATGGCTGCGTATGAGCAGGCTCAGAAGCAACGCCTCGGAGAGGCAACGCTCGGGCTCGAAAGTCAACGTCTGGGTGAAGCCTCGCGTCAGTTCGGTGCTGGTCAGGACCTGAAGACCATCGCGGATCAGATGAAGGCTGGTACGCTCCAGCGTGGCATCGCGCAGGAACCCCTGGACTTTGGCTACAAGGAGTGGTCCGAGTCCATGAATTGGCCGTACAAGCAGCTTGGTTTCATGCGTGACATCGTCAGCGGCATGCCTATCAATTCGCAGCCCTATCAGCCAGGGACGTCGTCATTCGGCTCCGCTATCCAAGGTGGGCTGTTTGCGAATAGCATCTACGACATGATGTTTGGGAAGAATAAATGATGTTCAATCCTGGGCAGTCTCAGTCTGGTGGGCTTGGCAGTGCGCTGGCCCAGGGATCCGGCGTGCCGGATGATCAGTTTGCGCGTTTGGCTACGCAGTCCATGCAGCAGACCGGCGTGACGCCGATTGCCATGCTTGCGGATCTGGCTCGAAGGATCACGGCCAAGAAGAACGCGATGATGAACCAAGGGCTCCAGGCAGGTGCCCAGATGGCCCGCAAGCCTGCGACTCTCAAGGACGAGATCAACCAAGAAGCTCTGGCTCTAGGGATCGGATCTCAACCGTATGGCTACGCCGGTGGCGGACTTGTCGCGTTCGAATATGGTGGTAAGGCAGAAGAAGAGCCTCTGACCATAGAGGACGTTGAGTCCGCAGATCTAGCGGACTTGATGGCGCAAGCCGCTGACGCTTTCCCAGCGGACTCTCAAGAAATTGCGCGGCTTGGACGACAGTTTGGGATTGATCTGAGCCCACGCGATTCCGCCGAAGTTCGTGCAAGAAAAATCGCTGAGATCAGGCAACAAGCGGAGATCCAAAGAGCTTTCAATCCACAAGGGCAACTCAGTCGTGTCCGTGAGGGCGCTGCCGCTGCCGCTGCCGCTGCCGCTGCCGCCGCTCGTCCCCCCGCTGCCGCTGCTACTCGCTCTCTTGCTACTGGTCCCTCTTCTACTGGTAAAGGCGACCAAACTCGCACCAGACAAGGCACTCCTTCCCCCGCCGCTGCACCTGCCGTCCCGGCTGACATCGCGGAGTACACAAAAGCCGCTAACGCGGGAATCGCTGGCATGGAAGGTAGGGGCAAAGTGACCCCCGAAGAACTGCAGCTTCGTGAAGCACTGCTTGCCGCGCAACAAGCGGAGCGTCAGCAGCCTGTGGAGTACAAGGAGCCCGAAGGGCTGACCACTCGGGAGATGCTCCAGCTTGCGTCCTTCGACCCCACAAAGGGTAAGTGGATGGGTAGCCTTGCAGAGAAGGCTGCTGGTGTCATGAGCGCTCGGGAAGCCAAAGCGGAAGAAGCCAAGAAGGCCAACCGCGAGATTGACGCTGCAAACCGCAAGCTCAACACGGCTTTGGCACAACAGCGTCTGGCGTACTCTGTTGGAGATAGACAAGCTCGTGAAGCTGCAGATCAGGCGGTCCTCAACGCCAGGATCGCACTGCGGGAGAAGGTCATCGAGTTCGGCTTCAAGTCAAGCGACACCGAGTCGAGGCGAATTTCGGCGGAAGCGGCGAGGACCAGTGCTGGGGCAGCGGTTACGGCTGCAGGACAACGCGCCCTAGGGGACACTTTCCGCAAAGATAAGGAACTTGGTGATGCTATCCAAGAAGCGGAAACCAAGATAACCAACGCGTCTATGTTGCAAGGACCTAGGGCAACAGAGTACATCAAAGCCGACACCGCTACAAAAGAGCGCATGCTCAAGGAAGAGCGGCTCAGGTACGTTCTCACACGCGCTGGTATGTTTGCTTCAGAGGCTGAAATTAGGCAACGTATGGGCTTTGGCGCTGCCTCCGGTGCTGGTGCTGCTCCCGGCGCTGCTCCCGGTGCCGGAACACGGGTAATCCGTTACGATTCCTCCGGAAACGAGATCAAGTGAGCTAGTAGATGCCGATCCAAGCACAACTTCATGACGGGCGTATCCTAGAGTTTCCTGACGGTACCAATCCGCAGGTTATTCAAGCTACGGTGAAGAGAGTTCTGGGGGTTCCACCTTCCACAGAACGTACTTGGGGGGAGGCTGCTGGAGATGTCGGTGCGGCTGCTATCAGGGGCACTGGGCAAGTGCTTCAGTTCCCGGGTGAACTTGTCGGTTTGGTTCCCGGACTGCGCGGGTTCGGTGAGGCCCTCGCTACCCCTGGTGAGTTCATCGCGGGCTTCGGTGAACGGCTCAAGTCTTCTGGCCTGAAAGCTCGTGAAGCTCTCAGAAACCAAGCTCTGAGCGAGGCGGAAAAGGAAGGGGTGCTGGCGGAGTTCGCTACCGCTATCAAGGAAACGATCAAGGACCCAGCCCTACTGTCTACGTTCCTGACGGAGCAGGTACCGCAACTTCTTGGCCCCGGCGCCGCAGTTAAGCTCGTCAGATCGCTTGGGCGCGAAGCTGTAGAAGCTACAGCCCAGGGCGCTGCCCGGGAAGCTGCTGAGAAGGCCCTCCGTGAACGTGCTGCTGCCGCTGCTGTGGGCACTGGCGTGGCTATGCAAGGGGCTGATGTAGGGAACGATACCTACAAGGCGGTCTACGACCTTGCCATCAAGCAAGGTATGTCCGAGGAAGAAGCTCGGGCCTTGGCAGCGTCGAAGGCACGGGTAGCTGCCGCTGAGGCGGCGGCGATCTCTCTGGCAACAGCGCGTCTCCCTGGCGGTTCAGCAATTGAACGGCGCATGGCGGGGCTTCCTGGCGGAAGCCGGGTGGGTGCGGGGCTGCGGGAAGCTGGCACTGAGAGCCTTGAAGAAGCTGGTGGTGCGTTCGCCAAGGGCGTCGGCATGGCCGAGGTTGACCCCTCGATCTCTCCCTTGACCGGTGTGGGCACTGCCGCAGGTTTCGGGGCCTTGGGTGGCCTCGGGCTTGGTACTGTCGTCGGTGGAGCGCCCGTCAAGCCGCCCGGTGCTGAGCCTTCTACCGGCGAGCTTGCGCCCATCGATGTCCGCCGTCAGGAAGCTGCCAGGGCTGAGGCTGAGAAAGCCGCCAAGGCTGCGAAAGCTGCCCCTCCCCCTGTACCTTCTACCCAGGCCATCATTGACGAGACGCTGACCAAACCGGTCAGCCAAGCGTCCGCACAACTCACGCTGGCTATCGAGCGACTGAAGGAGCAGCCTGCTTCCCCGCAGCGCAATGCGGCGATCAAGGAGCTTGACGACGAACTTAAACGTAGAGAACGCGAAGACGCGGAACGTGTCCAGGCAGGGAAAAAAAGGGCCGAAGGGTTTCTGACAGCAGGGCAGGCCGCTGCACAGGGAGTGACGCCCCGGGAGGAGTTCGACCCGACCCAAGCACGCCGCGAAGAGATCGAGCGCTTGCGTGAACGTCGTGAATCCATGCTGGTGAAGGGGAAGCCCCCAGCACGTAAGAGCCCTGCACGGCGTGAGTTCGATGAGCTTGATGCTCGTCTGGTCGAGATTGGCGGTGGACGTTGGACTCCGCCTATAGAAGCTACGGAACCCACGGCGCCTACGGTAGAAGAACCGACAGTACGAAGTCCTACGCCTTTGCCGGATGTGCTGGACAGCGTTACGGTTAGGACTATTGGGTTTACCAAGGGTGGCGTCCACGATGCACTGGTTGGGAAAGCTATCACCGACCCCGAGATTCGTTCGGTACTGGAAGAGTACAAGAATAGGCCCAAGGCGAACGCAAAAACCGTAGCCAAGATTGACGCGTTTCTTGCTCGCCTTCCTGAACCCACACCGCCTGAAGCGGCTGCGTCTGTTGAACCTACTACGCCCTACGGAAGCACCGAGTTCCCAGCCGCACCAACCCCACCGGAGACCCCAAGTGCGTCCAATGTTCCAACTGAGCCAGAGCCAAGTGGAGCAGGCGTTCCAGTGGCTGGCGGACCCGCTGCCGTCAGCCCCGCCCAAGGAACTGGAGCCACTGAGCCAGTACGAGTGGTTCCTCCTGTCGAGGATGTTGGACAGCCTGCTGCAGGAGAAGGACAGCAGCCCCCTGCAGTAGCGCCCCCCGCCCCTGCGCCTAGCGGTAATAACACTCCCGAATCTGACGCCTTGATGGACGAAATTCGGGAGCTACAAAAACAACAACAAGCACTACTGACCAAAGCTGGACGAGCACCTGCGGTCAACTCGCCTGCGCGTAAAAAGTGGGACGAACTGGGCGAGCAAATTGCGAGTAAGAAAGCGCAATGGGCGGAAATGACACGCGCCCCTGCTCCCGCTCCTGCACCGAAGGCTGCTGCTCCTGCCCCTACTCCTGCTGCTCCCGCTCCTGCACCGAAGGCTGCTGCTCCCGCGCCCGCTCCCGCACCTCAGGTAAAGCTCACTCCCAACCAACGCGCTGAGCTTGCGCAGCGGATTGACCAGATCGCTGACCGTATCCCGCAGAAGGAGTACGACGACTTCGTTGACAACCATCTCAACGACTCAGGCACCAAGGTCAGGCCGGAAGCCGAGCACATCCAAGCTGCATTGGATCTGCTCAAGAAGTACGGCCCAGCGGAGAAGCCTGCGGAGCCGCCGAAGCCGCCGAAGGCCGTGAAGCCTGCGGAGCCGCCGAAGCCGCCGAAGGCCGTGAAGCCCGCAGAACCGCCGAAGCCACCTGCGCCTCCTGCCAGGACGCTGCCCCAGCCCAAGTTCCGACAGACACGGTTTGAAGAAGCGAGCCTCCCCAACTCCCGAGAGATGGATGACGCCCTTCGTGGCGCATCATTTACGGAAGCTCTCGACTACGCTATTGAGAACGCTCGTGACGATCTTGACCGTGCGGTTATGGTCAAGGTAAAGCGCCGTGCAGAAGAGTTGGCGAACCTAGGGGTCGAGTTTTCATTTGAACTTACACCGCGTGGTGTGACACTTTCTGGTGCTCGTGGTGTAGCGACTACTAGCTTTGCAGGGCTTGGTGAATCGCTGAAGGTAAACGTACAAATCAACGGATACACCGGCAGCACAAACAATACCCTTAGGCAGGAGACCCTTGTCCATGAAATGATTCATGCGGTTACTGTTGCGCAGATAAGGTATGCGCCTCAGAGTTCCGCAGCGATGAAACTGAAAGCGCTCCAAAAAGAGCTTCTATCGAAGTACAAGCAGCAAGAGAAAAACGGTCAGTTTAATCCAAACCAAAAGCAACTGCTTGGGAACGCTTTAGAAAACCCGTACGAGTTGATAACCTACGGGTTGGTAAACGCCGACGTCCAAAATTGGCTTGCGTCTACACCAAGTCCAACTGGGGGCACCTTCCTCGGTAGGTTCTTCGACCTTGTGTCTCAGATACTGAACCTCAAAGGGAAGGAAACTTCAGCACTTGCTGAACTGATGACTATCTCTGAGAGCGTACTCGATGAGTCTCTCCAGCTTACTGTTAAAGAAGCAAACAAACAGTACGCGTCCTTCGGTAAGCAGCCGAACACTACGGGGTTCCCGTCATGGGTTTTGCGCCATGGCCTGAAGCCTGCATGGGTTGACGGCCCAACGGGCAACATAGCGTTGGTGGAGTCAGTAAGTAAGTATGGCGTTCCTGTGTATCTTGGGGTGAACAAGAACGAGAACAGGATCACTTTTGTAGACGTCCGTGACTACACTGGCACTGCGTTTACACAGAGTGAATTGCAACGTCTGAAAATCGCCGCCAACAATCTCGCTAATGCGGCTAAGCAAGCTGGCACTACAACTACCCCAGAGTTGGTAGAACCAGAACTGGAACTCCGTGACACCGTCACCCCCCAGACCGAAGCTGCAACGGCGGGTGTCAACGCTATCGGTAAGGAGTCCAAGAAGAGCCTTGCGGATTTCCTCAGGCGCAACCCTGCCCTGGCTGCACGGATCAAAGCGACGGACTACCTTGCAGGGCTGGATGACATCTTCACCAAGGCTTACGCAGGGAAGGTGCGCGACGCTACGGGCAACCTGAACCCCATGGTGCTGATCTCCCGGGCGCTTGACCATGGGCGTGTCAGCCTCGAAGCTATGCGTACTGGGGGTTTGAAGATCAAGGACGGGCTTGTCCAAGCTGCTGAACTGACGGTGCCTGAGGACTCGAAGGAGTTCCCGCTCGTCGCTGGCAAAACCATCAGCTACCAGAAGGATGTCATCGAGCGTCTGGCGAAGGAAGCTGAGAAAGCTGGGACGACCTACGAGAAGTACCGCACCCAGGTGGACACCGTGCTCTATGGGCACCGCGAGTACTACCTCCGTGAGCACAACCGTGAGGTTGAAAAGCAGGCACTGGCACTGGAAGCAGCGGGCAAAACCAAGGAAGCTGATCAGCTACGTGAAGATCAGACCATTGAGTTGCTCATCAAGGATGACGCCAAGCTGGATGCGCTTGAAGCGGAGTTCCAGAGAAACAAGGACATCCAAGAGATCTCCCAGACCCTGGATGCAATCCGCTTCAACAATCTGGATGTGCTGGTCGAAACCAACCGTCTGTCGCCTGAGAAAGCCCAGGAGTACAAGGACAACATCGGCTATATCCCGTTCAAGCGGATTGTTGAATACGAAGCAGGGTTCGACACTGCTAGGGGCGGCAACCGTGGTATTGCTGCACTGAAGAACATTCGGAATCTGGAAGGTAGCAGCCGCGAATCGTTGTCCGTCATTGAGAACTTCGCAGGGTTCATGGACTGGTCAACCCGCGAAGCCATGCTCAACAATGCTTCCCTGTCTGCGTTGAAGGACATGGAACTGCTGAAGCTCGCCAAGAAGGGAGCCAACAACGAAGTCGGTGCTACCGGTGCAAACGTCAAGGTGTACGACAAAGGGGAGAAGGTCGAGTACTACGTCCCCGATCCGGCGCATGTGATCGCGTTCACTTTCCAGCCGCCGGAACTGTCGTCTGTCTTCAAAAAGATGCAGACTGCTTCCAACATCCTGCGTGCTGGCGTCACCTCGATGCCGCCTTTCGCTGTCAAGCAGATCTTTGACGACATCGCACGGGCATATGCTTATTCCGGGGTGAAGAACCCCATGCAACTGACGGCTCGTATCCTTACCAGTTTCCCTGCGAACTGGTACCGCGAAGCGTTCGGTAAGAAACAGAATGCCACCGTCCGGGAGATGGCGAAGCTCGGTATCTTCGGCACGTTCGATTTCACCAAAGGTGGGAACCTTAGGGACATCCTGCAAGAAGCTGGGGCCGAGGGCAGATCTATTGGTAAGACCATCATGCGATTCATGGAGGCCGGTGCCAAGGCTTCCGACGTTTCTGTACGCCAAGCTATCTATGAGCAGGTGTTGAAAGAAACCGGAGATGCCGCAGCGGCGGAGTCTCGTGCCCGAGAGATCATCAACTTCTCTAGGCGGGGCGCGTCTAACTTCATGAACACGATGATTGCTATCGTGCCGTTCTTCAACGCATACGCCCGTGGTATGGACAAGCTGGCGGTAGCTGGTGCAGGTAAAGTAGTCGGGCAGTCGGCAGGGCAAGCTAGGTCGATGTTCTACAAGCGTATGGGTGTGATGACAGTCATGGGGGTTGCCTACGCCATGATGATGTCTGATGATGACGAGTACAACGCACTGCCTGACCATGTGCGGGACACGAACTGGATCCTTCCCTACGGCAAATACCTCGGCTTTACTCCAGCGATCCCAATTCCTGCCGAACTCGCGTTCTTCTTCAAAGCTATTCCTGAGCGTGTTGTGCGGTACTACAAACTGCAAGGGACGGATGAAGAGAAAGCAGCTATCGAGGTCGTGGGTAATTTGCTGAAGCGTGGGGTGGATGTGTTTTCGTCCCCCAACGTCACGGCGCAGTTGCTTCGTCCGTTCGTCGAGAACATCACGAACTACTCGTGGTTCCTCGGTCGCCCGCTTGAGTCGCAGGGCCAGCTTGCACTGGACCCCTTCCAGCGCTTCGGCACCGGCACATCTGACACCGCGAAAGAAGCAGCCAAGAAGCTCGAAGATCTGTACCAGACAACTGGTGTGGAACTGTTCCGCGTCTCTCCGATCAAGATCGAGAACGCCATTCGGGGGATCCTGGGCACGACCGCAGGTGTAGCGCTGGCTATTTCAGACGCGTTCGTCAACCCCACGCGAACTGACCGCCCCCTGCACCAAATGCTCGCTGCCCAACTCACAGGTGCGTCGGCTGTGATGAAGGACCCTGTCGGTACGAGGTACCTCGACGAGGTCTATGATCTGGAAAAGGATGTCAACCGCGTCAACTCAACATACAACCGTATGTTGGAGCGTGAGCCTGAGAACGCTGACGAGTACCTGCGTAAGAACGTAGGCTTGTTCTCCATCCGCCCTGCAGTGTCGTCCTTGATGAAGACAATCAAGGAACTCAACGACGAAGCTGCTTTGGTTGACCGTACTACGGAGATCAGTAGGGCAGAGCGCCGCACGCTGATCAACCAGCTACGTGCCCAACAGAACCAGATCGCGCAACAGGTAGGGCTGTTGCGTACCCAGGCTCGGAAGATCCAGCAGGGGATGTAAAAAATTGCCCCCGGGGAGCGAACTCACCCGGGGGCCAACTAGGAGGGAGACCGACTCAGGAGCAATCGGCGGGGCGGACTATACCTCACGCCAGACGCGAATGCCAAGCATCCCGTCCTCGATCCGTTCTGCCCATGTGATCTTGAACCCCACGCGGCTGTAGCGGTGCACCAGCACCCACGCCATGGACCGTGCTTCCAGGCACGGCACGAAGAAGCTCTGACCCGGCTCAAGCCACTGCGGCAACCGGTACCTGACGCCCCTGATCGTGGCAACCTCAGGCAGTTCATGCGGGAGCCGACGATCCATCGAGGTCATCGAGGTTCATCAGACTGCGGGCGTTCTGGAACTCCAGCACATCGACCGCCCCCAGGTCGGTACGCCAGCCAGCGCCCATGCGCTTCTTGGTGACGTTGACCGTGCCTCCGGTTTCTTGCTTGAACAGCGGACCTATCTCCTTGGCGTTGATGTAGTTGGTGGCGCACCACTTGGTGAACTCCCGCTTGTTGATGAACAACGTATCGGTATCAGGTTCGTACCTGATGATCAGTTCAGCCTGAGGTTCCACCCTAGGTGCTTCCGGCAAGCCGCTGGGTCCAGTCTTCCTGTTGACGATCAGGATGTTCCTGATGTTCTTGTTGATGAACGACGACACCGTGCTGGATGCAGTAGTGCTGACAGCCTTGAGTTCATCACGCAGGTCGCGCACCTTGTTGACGAGCTTTTTGGCGATGCGACCGATGTCGTATCTAGTCAGCCCCAGGTGGTTTGTCACCAACCCTGCCGAGACCATGCAGATCACAGCGTTCAGCTTGTACCGTTCGGTCTGGGTCCAGCGCTCCATACCGTAGATCTTATCCCTGGTGTTTTCCCAGATCCGCTTCACTTCATCAAGATGCGGGATGACATAGCGCATGAATATGTCACCGGCCAGACCGTAGTTGTCCAGAATCTTGTTGAACGTCAACTGTGCACCGAGCACATCGTCAGGTAGGGGGGTGTCCAGGCGGATCTCCAATGACCGTGCAAGTTCCCCCTGAGGATCAGACTTAATCGTTGACAGCCTATCTTCGAGGGTAGTGTTGCTCGACATGATAGTGATCTGCTTCCAACGGGTATTGTTCACACGCTCCGCGTTGGTGTTCGCCTGCATTCTATCTCTAGCACGGCCTTGCGTAGAGTTGTAGAGCAGGTCAGAGATCTCCATGGGATCCGCGTTGGTCATCTCGTCGATGGTGACGATGATGCCGTTCATCAAGCCCATGCGGTGTATCTTCGTGAGCTTCGTATCCTGCGCGTCCTTCATCAGGTTCACAGGGTCTCCGAAGATCGAGTTCGCGATCCGCAGGATGGTGGTCTTGCCCGTGCCTGACTTCTTCGAGTAGTAATTCAGCACAGCCCCGCTCTCGGGAGACAGGTGCATGAACACGCTTCCGAAACCAGCTAGCACACCCGCTGCGTGCATATCCATCTCGGGCTTGTTGTACAGATCGACTACGCTCTTCCAGTCATCGATATTGCCTTTGGGTGTGAACCAGTTTACGTAGTTCTCTAGGGGCTTGGACGTTGGGCTGTGAATGACGCCGTTGTGCGTGTATTCACGATTACCGATAACGAAAGTGTTATCAGCGGTCCAGCCAAACTTGACTCGCATGTTGTCGGCTTTCTCAGCTTTTTGCAGTTCTTCGATCATTTTGCTGAACAGCAACTGCAGGCCACTCAGTTGACGATCCTCAAACGCAATGACCCCCTCACGGTTTACGCAGTCCCGGAACTTGTCCTTGGATGCGACTTCGCTTTGTTGTATCGTGAACTCACGTACATCGTTGTGCGGAAGATGGTGCCTGACCCAGAGCGTGTCGCCACCACCATGGTTGTCGCGCATCCGCCGGTAGATATAGATGTCGTAGGGGTTGACCAGCACGGTCTTGTCCCCCTGCGGGTTGTACTGCTTCATGTACACGCCGCCAGTAGCGCCACGCACGAAGGGTGCCGGGTAGGCCGGGATCGTCTCTTCGCGGTCTTCGACCTTGACCGCCACCGGTTCAGTCGTTGTCTTGATCTCTGCCCCAAGCTGGATCGGGGACGTGATCTTGCCCAGGTGCGGGCACTTCTCACACAGCGGCCCCTCGTCCAACCCCCTGAACGTCTCACAGGTGTACGGCCCCTTGGTCAGCGAAGCCTTGGCCTCGGTCTCCTCAGGGCTGTAGTTGGGGTGATTCTTCGAGATCTCGTGTATGGCCCAGTCCCTGTCCTCGCAGTGCTGTGCAATCGACAGCACGCCACGCCACAGCGGCTCGGCAAGGGTCTCAGGGTTGCGGATCGCGTTGTTGATCTGCTCGCAGCCGAAACTGCCAACAGACTTCATCCAGATGGTGTGAAACTTGTTGGTCTTGTTGGGGTCAACGAAGAGCTTCTTTGTCTCCTCTATCGAGCCCTTGGACAGCGCCCGCGCTTTGGCGAACATATCCGCTTGAAATACTTCGACGCCAATGATCTCGCGTAGCGTGTTGAAATCATGGTGCTTGATCGGCGTGAGTAGCGCGACGGTAGCACCGTTCTTGGTGTTGACCGTGCCCGGAATACGCAGTACCCGGACGTAGTCCGCAGTGCAGGCACCGTCAACCTTGAAATTCTCAGCGACACACCTGTGCTTCAGAGCCTCAGCTACCGCATGCCACTCATGCAGTGCGACGCTGTCGTTGAAGATCCAGTGTGCATGGATACCGTTACCCGAGTCGATGAGCGTGGGTCTTGGCAATCCAACGGAAGTGCAGAATGTACGCAGGGCTCCTAGCCCTTCTGCTTTGTCTTTGTATGGTTTTTTCTCTCCGCAGTCTATGTCTATGTACAGTTCGCGCTTCGCTACGGCGTTCTCTGCGTTCGCTTTTTTCTGTGCTCCAAACCCTGCTGTTGCGTAGTAGAGGTCGAGTCCACTATGAACAAGCTGCTCCGCTTGTTCCGCCATCTCCTCGAATGATGACGAGAAGACATTGCGACGCTTGTCCGTGGGTTTGTGGATTAGCCGTAGTACATAACGCGTGCCTTGTGGGAGGATGCTTCTGAAGAAGTCTGTGAAAGCCATGGGGGCACGGGAGTAGCCCAGGTGCAACGAGCAC